AGCATGGACAACCTGCCCCTGAACCACACCAAATGGAATGATCGGCTGGCCTTCGACGTGGCGCTGACCCTCGAAGGCAGCGGCGAGACGCTCCAAGAGATCATGGGGCGGCACAGCATCACGGCCAACGACATCCTCGCTTTCAACGCCGACCCCATCTTCTTGAAGAAGGTGGAGCACTACCGCAATGAGGTGCGCGACAAGGGCCTGACGTTCAAGCTCAAAGCCCGCGCCCAAGCCGAGGAGTTGCTCACCACCTCGTGGCTCCTCATCCATGATCCAGCAGTATCTCCTGCTGTGAAGGCCGACCTGATCAAGAGCACCGTGAAGTGGGCCGGTCTGGAGCCGAAGGACACAGCCGTCACCGATGGCGGCACTGGTGGTGTCAAGATCACCATCAACCTCGGGCCAAGCCCCAGCGACGCCCGCACCATCGAAGCCAGCACCACCGAGATCGAAGATGCAACTCCCATCGAACATTGAAGACCTGTTCACCCAGAACTTCAACGGGTTCCGCTCCTGCAAGGTGCGCACCGCCACCGAGGCCGTGGCCGTAGAGAACGAACTCAAGCGGCAGGAGCGATCCTTCCATACCAAGATCACCCGCAGCAAGAAGCACGGGCGTGAGTTCGTGATCCTGCTTGTACAGGGGGAACCGGCGTAATGTCAGCGCCCGTGATTGGGGTGGTACCCGTACTTGGTTTCACCAGCGCGGCGGGCTGCAACAGCATCCTCGAAGTTTCGGTACTGCCCAAGGTTGATCCGCTTACCTTTGTCGTGGATCGTAGCCAGCCAGCGTTGGTCTTTTGCGACCCAGTGAACGCCGCTGACACCCGAGGTATTGTGTCGTTTACGGCCCGTGTTCCGAGCGTTTTCGGTCTGTGTCACCGACCGCAGATTCTCAATACGGTTGTCGTTTCGGATGCCATTGATGTGGTCGATGAAGTCCGGGTCTACGCCGTGAATGAGTTTCCAGATCACGCGGTGGGCTACCCAGACCGCGCCTTTGGTTCGGATGCGGATGTAACCTTTGGAGTCGATGCAGCCTGCGGGTCGATCCCCGAAGACTTTGTTCCACGATATGTCGTCAGGACGAGGATTCCAGAACAGTTGTCCCGACGCAGCGTCGTAGCGGAAAAGCTCTGCGAGTTCGGCCTGTGGGGGAAGTTGGTTGGCGGGCATAGTGCGGCTCCATGTGATGTGGGTACAAGTGTAATAGATCAGATGGGAAAAGTCAAGGAGCAGGTATGGCACTAGAGATCAACTACACGCCAGCGACTGTGCAGCGTAGATTCATGGAGAGCGATGCGCGAATGCGGGTACTGATGGGGCCGGTAGGTTCCGGCAAATCTGTGACCTGTTGCTTTGAAGTTGTACGCAGGGCGTCGTTGCAGGCCCCGAACGCGCAGGGTATCCGTAAGTCCCGATGCCTCGTCATCCGGGAGACGGCTCGGCAGTTGCAGGACACCACGATTAAGACGTGGAATGACTGGTTTCCACCGGGGCAGTGCGGCGACTACATGCGGACGACGAAGACTTACTTCTTCAAGGTCGGGGATGTTGAATGCGAAATCATGTTTCGCGCTTTGGACGACGCAGATGACGTTGCCAACTTGAACTCGTTGGAGGTCACGTTTGCTTGGATGAACGAGTGCCGCGACATCCACCCGGATATTGTTGACGCGCTCTCGAAGCGTATCGGTCGTTTCCCCAGTGCAAAAGATGGTGGCCCCACATGGCACGGAATGTGGGGTGACACGAACCCACCTACGATGGATGGGTGGTGGTACTACATGATGGAGGGGCTTGACCCCAAAGATGGCGTCTCGCCCAACAACAACGGCTGGTCGGTGTTCAAGCAGCCCTCCGGGCGCAGCGCCTACGCCGAGAACATTGAGAACCTGCCCGATGGATACTACGACACCCAAGGCCGAAGCGAGGAGTACATCCGGGTCTACATTGACGGTGAGTATGGACTGTCTTCGGCGGGTATGCCGGTCTACAAATACTTCCGGCCTGACTACCACATGGGCAAGGAACGCCTGCGTCCCATCATCAACGGGGTGCGGCCCATCGTCATTGGCATGGACTTGGGCCTTACGCCCGCTGCCGTGATCGGCCAGCTTGACCCCCGTGGACGGGCACTGATACTTGACGAGTGCGTCTCGTTCGACATGGGCATCCAGCGGTTTGTGCGCACCATGCTCAAGCCCTTGCTGTACGAACGCTTCCCCGGTGCTCCGGTGCTGGTCGTCGTTGACCCTGCGGGTGTGCAGCGGGCGCAGACGGATGAACGCTCGGCGGTGGACATCATCAAAGCGGAGAGTCTCAAAGCCATCCCGGCCAAGACCAACAACGTCTCGGCGCGGGTCAACGCTGTGGACGAGTACCTCATGCGGCAGGTGGATGGCGACCCGGCGTTCATCGTCGATCCGCGCTGCACCCAACTCAAAGCGGCCATGATGGGTGGGTACCGCTACAAGCCCCGAGGCGACGGCGACATCGACAAGAACAAGCACTCGCACGTGGCCGAAGCCCTCCAGTACCTGATGCTCCACATCGGCAACGCCAGTGAAGGGCACCAGTTGCAGCAGCGCCGTGAAGTCAAACGGGTACCTGCACTGGGCTGGACGTGATATGCTTACACCACTGCTACCCGCAGTTGTCACCTCCCTCCCTTCTCCAAGGGTTGCCCCCGAGAGCGTTTCTGCCTCGGGGGTTTCTTTTTGTTTGACCACGTGTATACTTCGTGATAGAACCCTGCCGCTAGGAGGCTGACATGGCGACCAAACCTTCAACACTGTACTCAACAAATCCCAAGATGGATGGCTCGGGCGTCACTGCCAAGCAGCCACGTTCTGAGTACGTGCCCACCAAGAATGGCATGGGCAAGGAAGTCCCCCTCACGCCGCGCACCGTCACAGGCGGTATGCTCTACAAGAAGGGTCTGATGGAGCAGGAAGACTTCCGCAAGGATCGCACTATCACTCGCCCTGAGTCGTTGCGTGAAGCAGCCCGCATGGTCAATCAGGGCACCTCGCCCAAGTATGCAATGGACATGCTTGAAGAAAAGGTCGAGGCCCGTGACAACTACAACACCTGCTCCTATTGGGACAAGTAAATGGTTGGACTGACCTTCCTGCGAGTGGTATCCAACGCTGATCTTGCGAAGCAAGAGCAAGAGGCGACGAACCGCGCCTTGCAAGAGCGTCAGAACCAGCCTGTGATCCTCGCGCTGGCCGGGTACCTGCGCCAGTGCTGGGATGTAGCCCGCCTTGCCAAGCGCCCCATCGAGTACAAGATGCTCGCTGCGATGCGCCAGCGCAACGGCGAGTACGAAGCTGACAAGCTGCAACAAATTCGTGCGCAGGGCGGCTCCGAGATTTACATGATGATCACCGAGGTCAAGTGCCGCGCTGCGGAGTCTTGGCTACGTGACATCCTGCTCGACAACGGCTCGCCCCCGTGGGACTTGCACGCCACCCCCATCCCTGACCTGAACCCTTCCCAGACCAAGGAAGTGCAGAGCATGTTCGCCGAGCGGGTGCTCAAGACGGTCGAGGAGTACGGCAAGGCTCCCAACATCGAGGAGATGCGCGAGATCAAGGAGATGGTGTCGCAGGACTACCGCTTCGCCATCGTGCGGGAGGCGCAGAACCGTGCCGACCGGATGAAGATCAGGATTCAAGACCAGTTCGCGCAAGGCGGCTGGGAGCAGTCCTTCAACGAGTTCATCACCGATCTGGTCACGTACCCTGCGGCCTTCATCAAAGGCCCTGTGGTGCGCCGCCAGAGGGCGCTGGGCTGGAAGACTGACGCCACTGGCCGTACGGTGGTTGAACCCATCGAGCGTCTGGCCCCTGAGTACGAGCGGGTCGATCCGTTCCGCATCTACCCCGAGCCGGGGATCAGCGACATCAACGAGGGCTACCTGTTCGAGCTGCACCGCATGACCCGCATGGAACTGTCCGACCTCATCGGCGTTCCGGGCTACGACGAAGACGCCATCCGCCAGATTCTGGAGGAGGGCAACGGCACCTCGTGGATCAACGAGGACGTGGAGCTTCAGAAGGACGAGGAGGAGCGCAAGTACTACGCCTACATGCGCCCGACGACCGAGTATGACGCTCTGGAGTTCTGGGGCAAAGTCAGCGGCAAGATGCTGGTCGAGTGGGGTCTGTCCGAGGAGGAAGTCCCCGATCAGGCCCGTGAGTACGACGCCAACGTCTGGCTGGTGGGCAACTACGTCATCAAGGCGGTGTTGAACTACGACCCCCTCGGGGAGAAGCCCTACGCCAAGACCTCGTTCATCAAGTGCCCCGGCGCGTTCTGGGGTAAGGGTATTCCCGAGATCATCGAGGACTTGCAGAGCGTGTGCAACGCTGCTGCCCGTGCGCTGGTGAACAACATGGGCATCTCCTCCGGCCCGCAGGTCGAGGTCAACGTCGAGCGCCTGCCGCCCAACGAGGACATCACCCAGTTGTCGCCGTGGAAAATCTGGCAGACCATCAACGACCCCGTGGGTTCGAGCGCACCGGCCATCCGGTTCACACAGCCCGATTCACGCGCCAGCGAGTTGATGGCTGTGTATGAGAAGTTCAGCCGTCTGGCTGACGATCACTCCGGCATCCCGGCCTACATCTACGGTGACACCGACGTGCAAGGCGCTGGGCGCACGGCCTCTGGCCTGTCCATGCTCATGGGCGCGGCAGGCAAGGGCATCCGGCAGGTGGTCATGCACATCGACAGCGACGTGACCAAACCCATCGTCATGCGTCAGTTCGTGTACAACATGCGCTACGACGAAGACGAGTCGATCAAAGGTGACGTTGAAGTCGTGGCCCGTGGCGCAGTCAATCTCGACATCAAGGAAACGGTCAACATGCGCCGCGTCGAGTTCCTCAACGCAACCGCCAATCCCGTCGATCTTGAGATTCTCGGGAAGGAAGGACGCGCCACTATCCTGCGGGAAGTGGCGAAAGGGTTGCAAATGCCTGTGGAGGACGTTGTTCCATCTCGGGATAAGTCTGGCTACCAAGAGCGTATTCAGGCGCGGGCGATGGCTGTTGCTGCCCAGCAGCAGGCGCAGGCCCCGCAGGGTACCCCGACGCAGCCTGACGGTACTCCCAAAGGTGGGCAAGAGGCCAACACAGTTGGGAGGGCTGCTGCATGATCAAGCCCGAGCCGCAAGTCATCCGAGGACTTGCAAACGCCGTTCGTCAACATCCAGAGCTTCTGGTGTGGATGGAAGGTGTGCTCGCGCAAGAGATGAAGCGCCTGCCCTACGCAGTCGAGAATCCGGCAGTTTTTCAGGGGCGCTGCCAGATGATGACCGAACTCATTGAGTTCGCCAAACAGTCCCCTGCTATGGCGGCAAAGTTATGATGCAACTCGCCGTCTTTAATCACGCACACCGATAGGAGCGTTCAACATGGCACTTCCAGAGCAAATTCGCAAACAGACCGAGGCAGTTCAGGAGTTGTACAAGCAACTCAACACGGACGACAACACAGGCGCAGGGGCTACCCCTCCCGCCGATGGCACCGTTCCGCCTGTTGACAATGCTGCTACCAACCCACCCGCCGACGAGAACGCTGTTCCGAACAACGCTGCTCCGTCACCCGCAAGTGAGCATAAGCCGGGTGCCGACAATGTGCCGGAAGAAACGGTCTTGCAGAAATACAAGACCCTCCAAGGTATGTACAACGCTGAAGTCCCGCGACTGCACCAGCAGAACCGCGAGATGACCCAGCGCGTACAGCAGATGGAACAGTTGCTCGCATCGC